GATGATCGCGATGGTGCAAGGCGTCACGCCGGTCACCGGGCCGGTGGCGGTGTTCCTCGATGTGTACCGGCCACGCCGGCGTGGAGATCTGGACAATATCCTGAAGGCGACCATCGACGCGCTCAACGGGATCGCGTACCGGGATGACGATCAAGTGACGGAGATCCATGCGCAACGGTACGAGGACAAGCGCGCACCACGCGTCGAGGTCAGCGTGGTACCGTTGACGTGATCAGTTGCACTCTTGCATTGATCCACGTGAGGCATGATGGGTGAACAGCGATACACCATGACGCAGATCGCGGACGCCTTGCGTGCGCATGGTGGCTTCGTCAGCGACACCGCAGTGCACCTCGGCTGTTACGCCACAACAGTCAGGCGATACATTGCGCGGTACCCGGCGCTCCAGCAGATCATCGACGATGAACGCGAGCGCGTGCTTGACGTGGCCGAACGCGCCAACGCCAAACTGATCGCGGATGGACATCCCGAGCAGGTGCGTTGGTTCCTCGGCAAGATGGGCAAGCGACGTGGCTATACCGACAAGACCGAGGTCGAACTAAGCGGACCCGGTGGAGGGCCAATCCGTCTTGACGTTGACCGATTCCTCGACGCTCTCGCCGTTGCAGAGGCTGGCACGGTTGCCACGTCACCTGCAACGCCAGGTGTTGCAACAGGCGACCCGGACTGACGCGGACCTCGGCGCAATGCGCCGGGAGTGGCGCATCGTCGGACGTCCGAACCAGCAGCCACCCATCACCGATTGGCGGACGTGGCTGGTGCTCGCGGGCCGGGGCTTTGGCAAGACCCGCACCGGGGCCGAATGGGTGCGCGCGCAGGTCGAACAGCACGGGCGACAGCGCGTCGCCATCGTCGGCGCAACCGCAGCCGACGCGCGCGACGTCATGGTCGAGGGCGAGTCCGGCATCCTTGCCGTCGCACCGCCAGGCAACCGACCCGAGTACGAGCCGTCGAAGCGTCGCCTGAAGTGGCCGAACGGCGCGATGGCGACCACCTACTCGGCCGACGAGCCGGACCGGTTGCGCGGTCCGCAACACGACGCCGCATGGTGCGACGAACTTGCGGCGTGGCGCTACCCGGAGGCGTGGGACATGCTGCAACTCGGACTGCGTCTCGGCACCGACCCGCGTGCCGTCGTGACGACGACGCCGAAGCCGACGCGAATCCTGCGTGACCTGATCGCCGCACCCGGCACCGTCGTCACCACGGGTTCGACGTTCGACAATGCGTCCAACCTGCCGGAGGCGTTCCTTGCGCAGATCCGACGGCAATACGAGGGCACCAGACTCGGACGTCAGGAACTCTACGCCGAACTCCTTGAGGACACACCAGGCGCGCTGTGGACGCGGGCGATGATCGACGATCACCGCGTGCGTCACGCGCCAACGTTCCGGCGCGTCGTCGTCGCCGTCGACCCGGCCGTCACGTCCGGCGAGGATGCGGACATGACGGGGATCGTCGCCTGCGGTCTCGGCGAGGACGGGCACGCGTACGTCATCGGGGATTACACGCTGCGCGCGTCACCGGACGCATGGGCGCGGGAGGCGGTCCGCCGGTATCGTGACCTCGGAGCAGACCGGCTGGTCGCCGAGGCGAACAACGGTGGCGACCTTGTCGAGACCGTCATGCGCACGGTCGACGCGAATATCGCGTATCGTAGTGTCAGGGCCAGCCGTGGCAAACTGGCACGGGCCGAGCCGGTGGCGGCGTTGTACGAACAGGGGCGCGTGCATCACGTCGGCGTGTACCCTGACCTTGAGGACCAAATGGCGACGTACACCGCTGACGCTGCGAAATCCCCTGACCGGCTGGACGCGCTGGTGTGGGCGCTGACCGATCTCATGCTCGGCGGTGGCGAGTGGGTGATGGTATGAGGTGGCGCGACCGCATCGCGAAGGCATTCCGTCTGGGTCCGGCAACCGTCGACACTTTCGAGACGACCTACGGGCACGATCAGGAGCGGTACGCGCCAGCCGCGTACGGCGATTACCCGGCGACCAACGCTGCCGTCTTCGCCTGTTCCAGCATCCGGGCGAAGAACCTGGCGAAACTGAACCTGAAAATCTACAAGCGGGCCACGAACGGCGAACGCGTCGAGGTGACATCGGGGCGGTTGTACGACCTGATGCGCTCGGTCAACGGCTATTGGACATTCCGCCGGTTGATCCGCATGACCGAGATGAGCCTCTGCACCTACGGTCAGGCGTTCTGGGTCTTGGAGAACGGCGTCGAGGGGCGCACTGCGGCGCAATCGGCACCACGGGAGATCTGGTGGGCGAACCCGTCCAAGATGACGGTCGTGCCGGACCCGATCAGGTATATCAAGGGCTATCTGTACGAGGATCAGGGCAAGACCATTGCGTTCGACCCTGCCGACGTGATCTGGCTGAAGTACGACAACCCGGCTGACGAGTTCAGCGGGTTGTCACCGATTGCATCCGCGCGTCTGGCAATCGACACGGCCGCGGGCGCGATGCGCTCGAACCGGCAGATCTTCGACTCCGGCATGATGCTGTCGGGCGTCATCGGTCCCGCCGACAAGACGTCAAGCCTCACCCGCGAGCAGGCGGAGCAACTCAGCCAGATGCTGGAGCGCCGGTTCAAGGGCGCTGACAAGGCGCACCGCACGGCGGTCCTGACGCAACCGATCTCGTTCACGCCGATGAACCTGACACCGAAGGACGCCGAGTTCCTGTCGCTGATGTCGTACGGGGTCCGCGAGGTGTGCACCGTGTATGGCGTCGCGCCGCAACTGATCGGCGACCAGACGCATTCGACGTACTCGAACTACGAGCAGGCCGCGAAGGCATTGTGGACGGACACGCTGCTACCCGAGGCGCGGTTCCTGGCCGATGAGATCACCGAACAGTTGGTCCCGTTGTTCGGCACCGAGGCCGACGAGGTCGAGTTCGACGCGTCGGACATCGAGACCCTGCAAGAGGACCGGGCCGAAGTCATCGACCAGGTGGTCAAGTTGGTCGGCGCTGGCGTGCCACTGAACCGCGCACTTCAGGAACTGGCACCACGGTTCCTGCCACCGGGCAAGACCGGGTTTGCGTGGGGCGATGCGGCATGGTTGCCAGCCACGTTGGTACCGGTCAGCGATGCAAGCGCACCCGCGCCAACCACACCGGCACCAGCACCTATCAAGGCATTGCAAGCCATTGAATGGCCGACGTTGGCGCTTCCCTCAACGGCACCTGTCATTCAGGTTACCTCGAAAGCGTGGGTGGAATACGGCAGCGTCGATCACCAGAAAATCTGGAAAGCGTTCACCGACCGCACCGACAAGCACGAGGCGCGGTTCATGGCTGCACTGCGTGAGTATTTCCGGCGCCAAGGCGACAGCGTCAGCGCCAAACTTCGGGCCAAAGCCATCAAGGACGCGGGGGACGCGCAGGCGGACCCGTTCGACCTTGCCACATGGAACCGTCAATTGCGCGCGCTCGGGTTGCCGTTGATCGGCGCGACGATGGAGGACGGCGGACAAGCCACGTTGGACGACCTGAATATTGCCATGTCGTTTGACCTCGGAGACCCGCGCGCGGTCACCATCCTCGAGGGGAGGGCGCAACGGTTTGCGCGTGCCGTCAACGAAACGACGTGGAATACGTTGCAACTGAGCCTGGCGGCCGGGCTGGCGTCTGGCGAGGACATCCCGACATTGCAGTTGCGTGTGGCGCAGGTATTCACCGACGCCGCGACGTGGCGAACCGAAGCCATTGCGCGCACCGAGGTCATCGGCGCATCCAACGCGGGCAGTCTTGAAGGTGCCAAGCAATCCGGCGTCGTCACCGGCAAGAATTGGCTTGCGGCACTGGACGCGCGGACCCGCGAGAGTCATGTCGCGGCGCATCGCGATCCTCGCAACCGCAACATCCCGCTCGATGCCGATTTCCACGTCGGCGATGACACCGGACCTGCACCACACCAGTTGCCATCGGCGAAGGAAGTCGTCAACTGTCGGTGCACCATGACCTTCGAAACCGACTGAGGACGCGATGAACGACAAGACCTACACCGACGCAACGTACCAGGCCAAGCAGGTCGGCGCGGACGGCGTGCCGATCTACACGTTCCTGTTCACGAACGACCGGCTGGACCGCCAGGGCGAGGTCGTCACGCTCGAAGGGTGGGACTTCGCGCAATACCTGACGAACCCGGTCGTGCTTGACAGTCATCAATACACAAGCATCGAGGCCATCGTGGGCCGGTGCGTGGCGATCAGCCGTAGCGACGCGGGATGGCTGGCGGACATCCGCTTCAACGACAGCGAGTACGGCGCGCTCGCGCGGTCGCTGGTCGAAGGTGGAGACCTGCGCGCGGTCAGTGTCGGGTTCCGCCCGCTCGCAATCGAATACCCGGACATGGCATCGCTGCGCGCATCTCGCTCCGTCGATGACGAGACCATCAAGGCGCTCGTGACCGTTGCGCCGGACCCGGCCACGGCCGTCCGGCATGTCAGGAAGGAACTCCTCGAGATCTCGGTCGTGCCAATTCCGGCGAACGCCGACGCGATCCGCGTCAGGTCCGTTGACCCGCCGGTGACGACATCCGGTACCGCCATGTCGGTGACGAAGATCGAGGCGCCCGGCTGGTTGCGCCAGAACGCGCGCCAGGGTCTTGAGTGGCACGCCGACGGACTGTCCGGCGACGGGGTCACCGAGAAGACGCTGGCCGAGGCGCGGTCGATGGCGAGCGGCACAGTCTCGGACGACAAGGCGGTACGCATGGGCGCGTGGTTTGCCCGGCACATGGGCGACCTTGACGCGCCGTCTGCGGACCGCGGACATCCCGACTACCCGTCACCAGGCGTGGTGGCGCATGCGCTCTGGGGCGGTGGCAGCCGCACCGAGAGCGAACGCGCCGCAGCGTGGGCGCGCGGTCAGTCCGGCAAGGGCGCTGACGCGTCACCGCCAGACCGTGATATCGTTGTGGCAAGCACCGGCTTTGTGCGGGACGTGTGGCCGTCGGTCGCGAGCGCGATGCTCGCGGTGCTGACATCCACGGCCGATGACGCGACGCGACGTCGCGCCTACAACGGTCTTGAGCGTGTGTACAAGGTGCTTGGCAAGGAGCCACCCGAGTTCATGAACGCCGACACGGTCGCCAAACTTGGCACCGCCGAACGGAACGGCATGTTCTGGGAAGGCGAACCAACCCACGCGAAGGCCGCGGGACCGATCAGTCCCGAGACCGAGGCACTGATCCGGCAGGCGCACGACCTGCTCATGCGCGTCGTCGAGGCACTTGACGAGACGCCTGAACCCGTCGTCACGGATCGACCACCGACGGATGAACCCGTCATGTACCAATCCGCGGACCCGTTCCGCGCATTCGACCCGCAGGCATTGCGGGCATTCCTGGAGACACGCAAGTGAACACCGACGAGATCGGCATCATCCTGAGCGACGTGCAGGCACGCCTGAAAGGGCTTCCCGAGCACGTGACCAGCGACGCAGCCTTCGAGGCACGCGCCGCACAGATCGCCAAGCAGATCATCGACGCGGAGGTCGCCAACCCGAACAGCGAGTTCGTGCGGAAGATCCGCTTCGGCACCGACCAGAAACTGGTTGGTTCCAAGTTCGCCCGGCATAACCTCAACATCAGTGACGTCGAGTTCCTCTACGACATCGCCATCGCCGAACAGCGCAGCGGTCGTGGACGCGGCCCGTCACCCGATCTTGAGAACGCGTTCAAGGCGATCTCCGAGGCGTACTACCTGCCGGAGGCCGAGGTCAAGGCCATTGACCAGCGCGCTATCGACAACCTGTTCCCGCGCGTGCCGGTCAGTTCCTTCGCAGGCGCTGATCGCGAACTCGCGGCCAAGGGCATGTGGTGGGCGACCAGCGCGTACCGCAAGGCGATGGACTCGGCCGAGAGCGGCTTCGGTAGCCAGTTGATTGGGGCGCAATACGTCCGTGACCTGTGGATGTCGGCGCAGGCCGAGAGCCGCATCATGGCGCTGATCCCGCAATTCGAGATGACCGACCCGACGGTGTATGTGCCGGTCGAGGCGGACCTTCCGGAGATGCTCCTGTTCTCCGAGGCGACCGCATCCAACGCGTCGGCGAACACGTCGACGAAGACGGGTAGCAACCGGGTCACCATCACCGCGTCCAAACTCGGCTTCAACCAGTATTGGTCCGGCGAACTTGACGAGGACTCCATCATCCCGTTCGTGCCGTTCCTGCGGGCGCAGTTGGCACGTGCCACCGCGCACTACATGGACAGCCTGATCCTCAACGGTGACACGACCAACAGTGCCACCGGCAACATCAACCTTGATGACGCCGACCCGGCTGACACCAAGCATTACCTGGCGTTCGACGGCATCCGCCATGCGGGCATCGTCGACAACACCGCGAACAAGAAGGACGCGGCTGGCGCGGTGACCTGGGGTCTTCTCAAGGGCCAGCAGTCGCGCATGCGCTCGGACACTTTCCTTCAGGATTGGGGGCATCCGACCAATCCGGCGGACCTGATCTACGTCGCCGATCCTGACACCGCCGACAAGTGCGCGAGCCTTGACGAGGTCATCTCGGTCGACAAGTTCGGGCCATCGGCAACCGTCCTGACCGGACAGTTGGGACGGATCGGGCAGTCGCCATTGATCACGTCAATGGCGATGTC